CGAAAGTAGGGTTCATATACCTTTCTCCTACTCCTGTAAGGAAGTAGTTAATTATATTAGTTTTTATCGCATCTTTTGTTTCATAGGTAGAGTTAAATACAGCGTCATTAGAGAACGGGAGAGAAACTCCTATAGCTTTCCTTGGTTGTAAATCTAATGGGTTTATTTTTCTTCTATTGAACGCCATACTTTTGTTTATCTTTTTCTACTGTTTTATTATAAATTGCTCCTGCTTTTTTTACAAAATCTAATTGACTTAAATCTATACCCGGTGCAGGTCTGTTTGAACCTACTGGTTGACTCATCCCCATATTTCCTGCCATCATAGAGGCAAAGTTTGGTTTATTTACCATATCAGATGTTGCAGAAGTTACTGTTCTGTAGTCTTCTGAAGTCATTGTTGCTTTTGTTTGACTAAGCATTTCCATTATAGGATCTGCAGATTTTTTAGGTATAGTTGGTGCAGCTACATCTGTAGTTAGTGTTCCTAACTCACTTTTATAGAAAGTTTGTTTTGGTTGCTCTACTGGAGTTGATGCAGCTCTTACAGCTTCGTTCATAATTTCCTGCAGCTCTTCTTTAATAGCTGTTTTTACTTCTTCTCGTATGACTTTTCTCAGTTGATCTAGTTTCATGATTATAAATAGTTGTGTTATGCAAGTTGATTATCTAATCTAAATTTTAGTTCATCTAGTAGTATTTTTGTATCTGAACTAAATGAAGATGGTCCTCTTAGTATGACTACTCCGTTTCTGTCTTTTGCTTGAGCATATCGTTTCGGTGCTATGTAGGTTACTTCTACTTGTTCTAATTGTACATTAAATGCATCTTCTTGCCCTGGTATTATTCTTTCGACTTCTGTAACGGTTATAATTTCTAGAGTGTAATCTATTCCTTGAGCGTTTCTATAAGTAAAATCCTCTTCTGTAAATACATTCCCAGGGGTATTAGGTTCAGAGGGTTGTATATTTTTTATTAAATTGAGTATACTTGTTTCATTAGCGTTTAATGTACTTGTATCAGCAGATAGTAGTGATTCTATTGTTGTATTATTAGTTTGAAGTATATCATTAACACAGTTTAGTACATTACTATCTATAGATTGAAGCGTTTCTCTAACTTGATTTAAACTAGGATCTACATCACTTACTAAACTTTTTATAGCTCTCACATCGTCTTCTAGTGCTTCTAGTAACTTATCTACTTTTCTTAACCTGTCTGCTGATGAGTTTTGTTGTCCTGTTGTTTTTGATGATATTAATCCTCCAAAATCTTTGAGAGGTGGTGTACCTATCGCGATTGGGGTTGGATCTATTTTGAGTAACTGTATTAGTATTTTAGCAGCTTGGATTGCACCGTTAAGGGAGTTTGCTAGGGAAGAGAACTTGTTAGTAAGTTTGTTGAAGTTGTTAACTACTTTTAATAAGTTATTCTTAGTGTCTACTATATCTTGCAGTCCAGGTATGTCAGGGCATTGGTTTGTAAACTTACCTGTTAGGTTGAAAGCTTCTGATAGTACTCTAGCTTCCAACTCTCCTTGTATCTTTCCTGTTTGCGACGCTACTACTGCAGCTAGTTGTGAACCTACTGCCATTATTCTGTGAATACTTTTTTAGACTTTATCTTAGAAGGTCCGTTTGGATTAATTTGCCTTTGCAATACATTTATAGTTGGTTGCATTTGAATGCCTCTTTTGTTTAGGAGAGGGATTGGTTTTCCGTCTACTGTTTTTGCTTTTGCCATATCTTTAGCCATTGACTTTAACATGGTAAATAATGTGTCTAGTAAGCGTTCTGTTTGATTACCTAATAGTACTGGTTCTTTAGCGGAATCAGCAGATGTTCTAGCTTTTTCTCCTAGTAGTATTTTAGCACTATCTAGGCATAGGTATTTTTTTGCATCTATATTTACAGAGCCTTCAGTATTTAGTCCTATAGATTCTATACTTGATAACTGTATATCGTTAGTCTTAGCGTTGAAGTAGATTCTACCGGAGTTTACCAGTATTTGATTACCTTTAAATTCATTTGCTTTTATAGGTGGGTCATCGTAAGATTTCCTTATATCACTAGCTTGTGTAAGAGGTATTTTATGATCTGATACGAAGTATAGGGATGAATTATCTTCATTTATATCTTCCGATATAGTTGTAAATCCATCTTCTGTCTCTATCTGTCCGTTACTAACTATAAGTACAGGTTTACCTTTATTGCTATCATCTACAAATGGGTTTGCTGATCCTTTTGCTCCTGTAAACCTTATAGATTGTCCTTGTCTTCCTTCAATCTGAAGGTCTCCTAGTGCAGATCTTAGTGGGTTTATTGTAGCTTGCTCTGTAAACTCTCCGTCTTTACCTATATCTAAAGTTTGGTTGGAATATACATCTATATACGGGTTAGAGTTCGGGTTATTCCATATATTAACTATCTTAGTATAGTAGTTTGTATTAGTTTGAGCAAGTTTCGTCTTATTAGATGTTGGTTCACTACTAATCTTTACTACTTCTCCTACAACTGGGATTGTTTTAATTTGACCTGTACCTTGATATGCGAAGTTTAGGTTATTAGCTGTATCTTCTGAGGTTATATTCCCCTGGTACCTGAAGAAGACTCCGTTAATAGCTTTAGCTCCTCCTTTTGCTTCGTATTCAGGATGAGATTCATCTAGGATAATATCTAATACTCTACCGAAGGATCGATTTGCATTAGATTTATTATTCCCGCCTCCCTTACTTGAGGTGAATTTACTATATAGATTAGTGCTATATCGGCCCATTTACTCTTCCTCTGGTTTTTCCGTCACTTCTTCTTTAGTTTCTTCTGACTGCTCTAATAAATCTTGAAGTTCTGAGTGGAAATCAAAATCTCCATCTCCTCCTTTCGCTTCTAAAGCTTCAAACCTTTGTATGACGGTTGCTAGTTTTATAAGGTGCTCGTCATTCTTCACCCCTATCTCCATATACTCTTTAATCATAGGTACTAGTAGAGTAGCATCTCCTATATTTTCTATAAGAGGTTTTAATTCTCCTATTAGACTTTTTACTTGCGATTTAGTTTCTCTAGAATTACTGTATATTTCTTCAAAAAGATCGGATAGATTCTTACCTGCAAATATTTCCTTACTTGATTCCATTACTTTTATTATAAATATAATACAGTTAACTTATCTTTAACCTTTCGTTTATATTATATTCTCTATGTAGTTCATAGAAACTATCTTTTAGTATAGACACTACCTTAGTTAAATGAGGAGTCTCGCAATCCGTCATCTCTCTTACGTAAATATACAGTGCTTTCTTTTTAAATATATCTAAATCATATCTTCTGCGGAAGACGGTTAGTATAGCGTCAGCTATTCTCCTCTCACTATCTTTTGTAAATAACTCCTCTAACTCCCTATCAGTTTTATCTACCCATATATCTAAAAACTCTTTTAAGGAAAGACCTATGGATTCACTATCATCTAAGTTACTCTCGTAGCTCTCCTCCATTTCATCAAAAGATCCTATTTTTTTAAGTTTCTTATAATTTTTATTATTATAATTAATTAACCAACGTTTAACTATCGTACCAAAGTAGGAGTAAGCTTTTGCACCGTTATGTGCATCAAACTTCATTATCTTTTCCTCGTATAACATTGAAACTACTTCATGCTTTAAGTCCTCTATATCGTAAACATCTGTATAGTAGAATTTAAAGGTATGTATAATGTTTTCTGCTAACTTATAAAACGGGAAGTAAATGTGGTTTGTGAAGATCTTTCTTCTGTATGTATTATCTTCTGAGTTATTAAATTTTACTATGTATTCTTCTGTTTCTTTTGTAAAGTAGTTTTTATCACTCTTCTTTCTTGCCATAATTTTCAGGGAGCATATACTGGTCTAGCTCTTTTTGTACGTTTATCATTTGATTAAAAAAATAACCGACCTCATCCTCTCCTTGAAATACTCCTTTTTCATCAAGACTTTTTAGGTGCTTTTGCGAATCTCTAATTGTGTTAGATATATTTTGAAGATATCTTGTTTGATCTACTGTAATATCTTCGTATCTCTCTACTTTTATCATAAGATTCCGAATCGCTATCACTGCTGCTATAAGTATAAGCGATAATATAATAACTGTAGTAACCATTGTTTTAAATGTTTTTTAATAAATTAGTAAGTCCTTCCGAGGATTTAACTTGTTTTCCTGTAGAAGAAGCTGCTTTCTGTACCTTAGGAGTAGAATCTCCGCCATTTCTCTTCCAGATATCGTATTCAACCTTTGAAGCTAAGAAATCTGCTGAATGTAATATAGATATTATAGAGGTTTTTTGTCTAGAAGACTCTCTATGTGAGAAGAAATAAGCTTCGTTAGCTTTATCGAAGACTCCATCATGACATCTGATAGCTAAGTATTCCTTCTGATTAACTTTAATACCGAATTTCTGAAGAATGTATAGAGATCTATCCGGAATAAGCATAAAATCTAAATCTTCATTAAAAGTATATATTTCTGAGAGTTTATCTCTCCTCCATTTATCATTCTGAGGTAAATAATTAGGGGCATTACCGTCACCTATCTTACCTAAATCATGAAAAAGAGCTGAAAAAACTAACTCCTCATCTGTAAAATCTACTGTACCTCCCATTTCAAAATATAACTGCTTCTGCTTTATAGCATACTTAATTACCCTATTAACATGATCTACATAACCTCCAGGAAAAGCATTATGGTACCATGACTTTCCACTAGCAGGAGACATAACATAGTTATCCCCTAGTTTAGTAAGCATTTTCTTTACCTGCTCCTTACGTATATCTTTAATATAGTGTTCTACTATCTTAAGATGTTTTTCATAATTAGCAGCTATCTGTTCGGCTTGTAACATATTTAATCTTGTGTTTCGGTATTAAGTAGGGTATTTATTTGAGATAGTAGTTCTGTCACTTTATCTAAAGCTTTATAAGAATCACCTCTTTCATTCCTGCCTATTGAATAGTTTATATTTCTTAAAGTAGATTCTATCCTCTCTATTTTAGTTTGTATTAATGTTTTATTTCTCATAATATAATATTAATTTATTAATTTATTAATTTACTTTTTTTATTAATTATATCTTAATTACTTATTCCTTTATAATAATACTAAGGTATTAAAAATAATTCGAATAAACAACTATATTTTAAATTATCTCCGGAAAAGACAAGAGAAGGAGAGTAAAACAGGTAAACCGCCGCGCAAAACGCGCGAAGTTGCCCCGATGATTTTATAGTACATCATCCATCCTATAAGGTTCTCCTATGCGTTCTA